GTGTAATTGGAGTAAGACTGCGTAGGATCAATAACTTATGAGCCCAATAATCTCATGAAATTTGTTAGAGTGGGTAGTTCGCACTTAACCCCTTGTGCTCGAGCAATGACAGATATTATAGGACCTACATTGAGTGGGCTTAACGTTATGGTTTAGAAAAATTGTATACATAACACTTTATGCTAAATGATGTGTCGTACAACTACAGGTGGTAGAGTGCACAGCCAAGGGTTTATACAGAAATTGCATGATGTCGCATAGTTGTAGGGCAGGAACTTAACACCTTTGGATATTACTTTGGACATTGACTTGCTTGATGAAGCTAGGAGAAGGATACAAAAATCAGGGAAAAGGAAAACTATCAAAGAGAAATATTACAAGAGATTGCAAGTTATTGATGACAGGAAAGGACGTTCAAATCATGTTGAGGTTTTTTCTAAAGTTGAACCCCTTGTTGGTATGTAATTGATACCTAGACCAGTTAGATTGCACAATCATGATTCCAGATTATTGCATGCGCCTTATTATTACATGTTCTGTCATGAGGTTGAGAAACTTAGGGGGTTTGTCTCAGGTGTGCCCGCTGAACTTAAATTGGAAAAAATTATAGATCGTCACAGGCATCATCATTACGTCTTGTGTGCTGATATTTCAGCATATGATTCCTGTTAAACTGACAAACTCAAGTCAGTTGAATACGTTCTACTCAAAGAACTGCACAAACCCCTAGCAGACTTATGGGCTATGGAGACTCAGCATGATTAATAGATGATGACCACGAATGAGGATTACGTTCTGTAAGCACCACTTCTCAGACATTCAGGAGAATAAAATACATACGGAGGCAATACCTAGGTTCGACATCTATGCTGGGATGTCGCACATGTTATGGCACTTGCACATTCGTAAGAAGAGCCTCTTTAGCATTTAATGGAACGAGCTTAACAATTGATCGCTTTAACGGTTGGTGGAGATGATTCTCTGAACTCTTCAGACGATAAAGAATTACTATTGCGTAGTATGGAGTGTTTGAAATCAGCAGGTTATAATGTGACTTTTAAGCTTTTTGAGAACGGCTTGGATGGTGCAGATTTTTGTTAGATGCTTTTCTTTGATAGACAAGGTGTTTGTTCAGCTTTTAAGGATCCCGGTCAAGTGTTGTACAAAATAG